GTATGTAGTGTCCCAGTTCTCTTTCGAAGAACGTTCTTTTAAATATGGATGTAGCTTTACTACAATTGTTTCTGAAGTGTGTTCAATTAAATACTCTACTATAGATACTAGTTTTGTCCAATGATTACCAAATGAAAATTTTGTAACAGTTTCATCCCCGGGCATTTGTCCGAGTACGAGAATGTGGTCTCTTGGTATTGGAGTAAAAGCTATTTTTTCACAGTCTTTTTCGTACCAATGCAATCCTGTCCACTTATTTGACTTTTGCTGTATGAGTGTCTGTACTTCAGTCTCAAAAAAAGAATCAGTTTCGGTACTTTCAAAGGCTGGCTTGTCATAGCTAATAGAAGAATGACAAGCATAGCCAATAGGATCTATAGTAAAATACTTTGAAGAAGGGCCAGTAGGTTTCCAAAAGAGTGGAGACCCCGCTACTGGGTTATTCAATGCATAAATATGAGAATGATTATATATAGAAATGTCAGGGTCAGGATGCTGACCTCTAACAAAAGGAAGAGCAGAACCCGGGATTTGTATGCTACTGTCCACAATAACCTTGTGTCCCAGGTCCTGGCATGAATTTACTATATGAAAAAATGCTGAAAACCAAGGAGCATCTTCTAGCTTATAGTAACGATCTCCTACAATATTTATTTTCATAGGTCATCTATTTCTTCACCCGTCTTATGGGTGCTATCTTCTTTCTGGTCAGGGGTAAGAGCAGAGTCGGGACCCATCTTTAAAGTTTGCCAGTCCATAGTAGAAGTAAAATCCTTGGGTTCATTATTTCTAATTTTTACGCATTTAAACGTAACACACTGATCTTCGTGACTCCAAGGTTCAAGAGCAAATGCAGCATCCGCGGCATCTAAGATACCTTTTGCAAATCTTGCTTCACCTGTAGCATCCGTTTGATACGGAGAAAATACAGGAATTTTATACTCTTGGGCCATAGATTTTAAAGCCTTACTTACTTCTATCTGTTCGGTCCAATCATATTGTCCTGCGCGTGAAGGCGTGTTTGAACGCTTCACTTGGTTAATATAATCAACTATAACTACGCCAATATCCATAGAAGATTTTACTTTCATTTCTAGTTCTGAACGTATCTTTCCGAGAGTTAGCGAAGGATCGTATACAACATCTAGTTGCCGTTCAGGAATCAACTCACAAGTAGTTGTAAGTTGTTTGTGAAAATCTTCAAAGCTACGATGGTCTTTGTAGTCGTGTAACAACTCTTGACCTCGCTGGAATCGGCCAGCCCACCACTCTGCTACATACTCCCATTCAACTACACTAAGATTCTTTGAACGAAGCCTGGCTTGCGGTATCCCCGTTGCGATTGAACACAAACGCTGAAGAATGGAACGAGAGTCCATTTCAATAGTAAAATAAATGGCAGACTTGCCATTTTGATACACACTGTTTGCAATATTCGCACAGGTAAGAGATTTCCCTGCGCCTCGCCGTCCACCAACAAGAATCAAATCCTTCGGGGAGAATTGAATTTGATCGTCGTATTCTGTGTTCAAGCCAAGGCGCAGGTACTTTCCAAGCTCTTCTTCATCTTCGAAAAGAGAAATACGTTGCATACTCTCTTTCGGATCTTCAAGTTCAACTTTATCTTCCACACGCATAATAATGTCGTGTAGATGTTCAACTGATTCTTCCGCATCTTCAAATGAAATTGAATGCTCAACATAATCCTCAAGTTCGCGTAGAATCTCGCGCTGGGTAAATTCATTTTTTAGATACTGAAGTAGAACGAAGGGTTCTGCATCAATTTCTACGCTCTCAATTGCATATAGCTTTTCAAGAGTCGGCCCATCACGAGTAGCTAACTTAAGTTCTTCCATGCTCGGTAGACTATGAAAAGTTTCACAGTGCTTGTCAATACTTGAAAATATACTGTGATACTCACTGGGCAAGTAGTGCTTACGCACGTAACTCCAGGTCTCAAAGTCCTGCAGCAAAAGTACTTGCTTTATGAGCGCACTAGATACGTTCAATTATTTCTCCCCGAACATGAAAAAACAACCGTAACGACCCCGCTACGGTTGTCATAGAAAAATTACTGATTACTCAGCAGCTTTTTCTTTCTTTGCAGCTCCGTCATAGTCAGAGGCAACAAGGCCACGACGAGTCAGCATAGTTTTGACACCACGGGCAGTTTTGCCAATGGTTTCTGCAATGGCTTCAACAGTCATAGCAGAAATGTCACCCAGCTCTTCAAGAGGATCTACCCTAGAAGAACCTTTGGTGGTTTCTTGACGCGGAATCGCATCAATGTCACCAGAACGAAGCAGGCTAAGAGCCTTACCACGAATGCTGTTTACTGTACGGTTCAGAGCGTCAGCGATTTGCTCAACAAATGCGCCATCATTTACCATCTTGACAAATGTTGCTTCTTCTGCGTCAGTATATGACTTAACTGTCTCTACCTTAGGAGTGGGCTTAACGTGGGCCGTCAGCTCCATAGACAGAATTTTACCTTGAATAGACTTAGCTGAAAAAGCTCCGCCTTCAAAGTGCTCAGCGATTTGAGCATAGGTGTACTCGCCACTATTGTCAGAGACAAAAGCAGAAAGAGTAGCCTCTTGCTCGGGGCTGAAAGACTTGGATGCGCGAGTAGAAGCGAGTTCTACATCGTAACCCATTTTACGCAGCTTGCTAGAAACTGAACGAGTGGAGGTCTCCAAACGGTCAGCAGCTTCAGCTACAGTTTCTTGTGATACGGGCGACTCGTCACCAACCATTGAAGTCAGTTGCGCAGTACGCTCGTCAGTCCACTTAGGAAGTGCCATATTATTCTCCTAGAAATTCTAATATGTTTGTTATGATAATTACGCCAGAGTCTCTGGCTTGTTTAGTTTTGGCGGATTCAATACCGCTCTCATTTATTAAATGAGTTACATCTTTCGTAAGGCTACTTTTTACAACATAGCCAGCTTTCTCTAGTTGAGATGCGGCGTCAGCCTTTGTACGAAAAGAGGTAAGTTTTCCACTAATACATACAACTCCTTGCCTTACTGAACTCTGTTGCTTTTTTACAAAGCTCAAGTTCAATGGAAGATTACAAAAAAAGTATAAAATACTCTCGCCATAACCTTCAATCCAAGACATTAGGTTTTCTGTAGCTTTTGGCCCAAGTCCTGCTTTCGTGCAACTGTCCATATCTATATCAAGAATATTATCTACTACTGTAGACAGTTTTTCCGTAGCGGTCTTGCCAATAAGCGGGATACCCAATGCTGGTAAAACAAAATTAGCGGGGGCTTGCTTTGAATTCTGAATTTCAGCGAACAACCTACTTGCTAGTTTTTCAGAAGAAAGGGCTGCCGCAATATCTTCCTTTTCAAGAAGATAAATCTCTGTTATATCAGACAAGTCGAGTTTCTCGATTGCGGCAGGGCCAAGACCTTTAATTTTCATGGTCTTAGCAAAGTGTTCAACAGCTTTACTGTTTTTTGCAGAACAAGCTACATTTCGACAGTAAAGAATGTTGTTGACCCACTCAAGGACAAAATTGCAGCTAGGGCAATGTGTTGGTGCTTGAATACTTGTCATACACTTTTCCCAAAAGTTGAAAGTATATTATACGAGATGCGAGTAAAAATGTCAAGAATTATTTTTTTGAAGGTGTCCATTCAATCAATCCTGCGCAAAATACGAGGAATAATTTCTCCACTACGGATAACTTCCACTTGGCAGCCAAGTTCTAAATTGAGTGCTTCAATATATTGAATATTGTGCAAAGTAGCACGAGATACAACTGCACCACCTATTTCTACGGGGTCAAATATTCCCACCGGAGAAACAGTTCCAGACTTGCCAACCTGCCATTCCACCTTTCTCAATGTGGTTACGAGTCCTTTCGCTTGCTCCTTGAGAGCAAAAGCACCACGAGGATGATGAGAAGTGTATCCTTGGGCAAGGAAATCTTCAGTATTATTAATTCGATATACTACTCCATCCGTAGGATAGGATGGATACTTTGACAATTTATTTACTACATGGAACCCGGAATCAAAAAGAGCTGACATAGAATCAGTCCAAGTGTCCCAGGTCATTCCTTCTACCCCATAAGCAACAAAACTTACGGGACGATTAGAAAATTCTTCCAAACTCTTTAGGTTAAGAGACCCCGCTGCGACATTGCGTGCATTAGGAATTTCTGACGGGCATACTACCTCGCCAGTAATTTGGAGGATTTTAGTATAAGGTATACGTTCAGGTACTAGCATTGCTAGTTTCGCTGTAATATCTTTACCTATTTTACCGTCGCCTCGGGTTAGACCCAGTTTAAGCGTGCCATTAATATATAGCAAAGATACTGCGGCTCCATCGAGCTTCGGAGAAGCTACGGCGGATTCAATTGGAAAGGGGGCTTCTGCTAAGTCAAAGCATTTCTGCAAAGACCACATAGGCCAATAATGTTCGATACCATCAGTTACTTTGTGACCAACTTGGTCATTACCAAAGTGTGCAAAAAGCACATCATACTCAGCATCCGACATAATCGGAAAACCTGCATAATATGCTGCACTTGCTTCTTCAAGAAAATCGCGCATAAACCATTCTCCACAATTGAAAGGATATTATACGGAAAAATAAAGAAAAAGTCAAGAACTATTTTTAATCTTCCAGGTAGAGTACATCTAATTGTTCTTTGAAATGCTCTTCAAGAATTTCTTTACTCTCTGCTAGGGAAAGTATTTCTATTAAACCTGAGAAAAGTTCTCTACTATTATTAAAATCTAGAGGCAAAGAGACTCCTTCGGCACTCGGAAGCCAATCTTCCTCGAAGCCAAGATAATATTTTCTTAAACTTAAATATTCAATTCCTCTAAAGGTATTTACTGTCAGACGATATTGTACTTCTTTTACTTCATCATAATGTATGATTTTTTCATACAAATCCTGGGATTCATACAGTTCCATACTACACCTCGTTTCTTAGAATCGAAGCTAAAGGAACTACACTTGTCACATTCGCAGGCTTTAAAAGCCTATATGAGTCTGTATCCCAACAAAAAGTAAGTAGAGTATCCTCTGACTCTTTTGCTCTATTCTTCTTCTTTTTTATGTAGGGGGTACTGAAGTCTAGCGTGCATACATTATATTTTAGTTTATTAGATTTTTCACTGCGATAAGTGATTACCGCATCGCCATATTCACGGATAAGATTTGCTAAATCTTCTTTTTTCATTAGTACTCCTTTTCATAAGGTTAGCAAAATCTTTTACTGTCCAAACTGAAAAATTGTACTACAAATGTACGAAAACCTCCAGGCCAAAAGCCTGAAGGTTCCCGCCTTGCCTCTGTATCCCTAAATAGCGTGGGCAAGATCCACTAAATAGGGGCTATTAACAAATTAAGCAGCGTTGTTAATAGCATTTATAACAGTACTGAAGTACTGTGCTGCTTTACCAGTCAGCTTGCTAACGATTTCTTCGTCAACACTCTGCCCAGCATCGCTGATGGCCGCTACTAGTGCATCTTGGGCTGCTGCCTTTGATACTCTGCCACCACCAGTTGCACCGCCGGAAGCTTTTGAGCCAGAGGCAGGATCCTTCTTAACGTAGACTCCAGCCTTGGTCAAAATCATACGAACACCGTTAGGTGATTCTTCGAGGTGCTCTGCGATTTCTTTGACGATTTCCATTGAAGTCTCAGGGGTAGGATTGCCGTCTTCATACATTGCAACTGCCTGTGCCTTCTTTTCATCATCCCATGCCATATTTCTATTCCTTTTTCTTCGTTGTGTAATGGTAGCTCCCGGACAGTTGCCGGTGGCTGCTAGTTGTTGTCTATAAAATCTGTCTGACACTTTTATGCCTTCCTTGATTTTGAAAGTATATTATAACGAAAAATACCAATGTAAGTCAAGAACTATTTTTACTTACCCCCAAAGATATTTTTAAA